ATGAAATTTAAAAAATGTCTTCTGCCTGTGGCAATGTTAGCGTCATTCACTCTGGCAGGATGCCAGTCAAATGCTGATGATCATGCCGCCGATGTTTATCAAACCGATCAACTGAATACCAAACAAGAAACTAAAACCGTTAATATTATTTCCATTCTTCCCGCAAAAGTTGCCGTAGACAACGCCCAAAATAAACGGAACGCACAAGCCTTCGGCGCGCTTATTGGCGCTGTCGCTGGCGGTGTTATCGGCCACAACGTCGGGTCTGGCAGCAATTCCGGAACGACGGCAGGTGCAGTTGGCGGCGGAGCTGTAGGCGCGGCAGCGGGTTCGATGGTGAATGATAAAACCTTAGTGGAAGGTGTTTCTTTAACATATAAGGAAGGCACCAAAGTGTATACCTCCACCCAGGTGGGTAAAGAGTGCCAGTTTACGACAGGTTTAGCCGTTGTTATTACCACGACGTATAACGAAACGCGTATTCAGCCAAATACCAAATGTCCTGAAAAGAGCTAATAATCAGGAGGAGTCATGAAGAAAGTTTTTCTTTGCGCCATCTTAGCCTCCTTAAGCTATCCGGCTATCGCCTCATCATTGCAGGATCAACTCTCGGCTGTCGCAGAAGCGGAACAGCAAGGTAAAAATGAAGAGCAAAGGCAGCATGACGAATGGGTCGCGGAGCGCAACAGGGAAATCCAGCAAGAGAAGCAACGTCGCGCAAACGCCCAGGCCGCGGCTAATAAAAGAGCGGCAACGGCAGCAGCGAATAAGAAAGCTCGTCAGGATAAACTGGACGCCGAAGCCACTGCGGACAAAAAACGCGATCAAAGTTATGAAGATGAGCTACGTAGCTTAGAGATTCAGAAACAAAAACTGGCGCTGGCGAAAGAAGAAGCCCGCGTCAAGCGCGAAAACGAATTTATCGATCAGGAACTGAAGCACAAAGCTGCGCAAACCGATGTGGTGCAATCTGAAGCTGACGCAAACAGAAATATGACTGAAGGCGGTCGCGATCTGATGAAAAGCGTGGGCAAAGCAGAAGAGAACAAATCGGACAGCTGGTTTAATTAATCGATGTAAGTAACTTCAAGCCTATAATTCTTGAAGATAAAAAACCCTCTGTAGTAACAGAGGGTTTTGTTCATTCATAGTGCAGGGATCAAAATCATTCCCACTCAATTATTTACGGATACCATAAACAATTGATTGATAACAACTTTCTGCAACATGATTTTCACCGTACCGTTTTATATACCGTCGCCGGAAATCAGTGCCACGATTTTTGCTTCTTCAGTGAATCGTATTGCTGTTCGCAGGATTCTCCTGCAATCCGATACTTTTCAGCCTCAGCTGCTGTTGCGTTGTAAACTCGATTGCTTTCTTCAAGCATGTCGGCGAGCACACCGATGACCTTGCTGGCTGGCGTGCCAGTGGGGAAAGATCCGGTATAGTGTTCGGCGAGTCGCTTGGTTTTGTCAAGCTCGGCGCGCAGGCTGTCAGCAGCGGCATTAGCATGCTCAGCATCAACACGCGCCACATCGATACGGGATTGTGCTTCACGTTCAATTTGTGTTTTCTCCTGATCACGTTGTGACCTGGCCTTATCATCAGCCTGTTTCTGATCTTCCTGTGCCTGCGCATACCCGGCATCGTACTGGCGGCTGCCGTGTATATTCCAGGCAACCACTCCGACGATGAACAGAGCAGCAAGCATCAACACGATAAGCAGCTGTTTCCAATATGCTTTTACGAATGTCAGGATCATACCGCCAGCACCTTACTGGCATTGATGTATCGCGCGCGCCGGTCGTCGATGCCGTTCCGGCCACCATTGATAATCAGAGTTACACGTGCAATATCGCCGGTATACTTCATGCATCCTTTGCTGGCAAAGAACCACGCCGCGCTACGAGCCGCATATTCGTCCTGCGCCAGCAGTTCAGGGCTCTCCAGCAGGTCAACCTTCAGACCGTTTCCGCAATCACGATAGTTATTCAAACCGGTAATCTGGATAAGTCCGCGCCCTCGGTAATTCCAGCCATCACCAGGGGCATTGTTCCCCATGCGTTTGCTGTATACCAGATTTGCGATCGCGCGCTGGCGCTCAAGTGGCAATGGTGGTTCACCAGCACGGCGCCCCAGTGCATTAGCCTGCCCCTGAGTGAGACGCCCAGCCCGAACGAAGTTAGCCAGTCCGCTGACACTGTAGTTGAAATTCTCTTGCAACCTGGTGAAGCCCCCAGACTCATGCCCGACTTGAGCAATAAACATTGCCTGATCTTCTGCTTTGCTGATACCAAACTCTTTCATCGCAGAAGTTATATGCGAGAACCAGCGTGCGGCCAGTGCCTCGCTGATACCAGCAGCTCGCTGGAATTGTTTAATCTCCATGTTTAGACCTCGATACTTTAAAAATTTGAACGACGTTACCGCGCGTTTTAATAACCGCAGCCAGCATGACAGCGTTGATAATGACCTCAGATAAATCCACAGCCATTGGCGTACGTAACCAGATTGCATAGGCGACTCGAACAGGAATACTGGCCGCAGCAACAATCAGGAAATAAGCAAGCCATCCTCCCCACCTTCGATGTTGAGAGCCGTTACGCCGGAATGTGACAACGCGAATTGCTATGCCAGTGCAAATAACTGCATTGGTGATAAGCAAAAAAAACTCATGCGTTACCATCGTCTTTTCTCCCCGGAATTAACTCGCGTGGATTATCGGAACGGTGATAGAGCCATATACCAATACGCACAGCGACAATTGCTGACACGAATGCGCCTGCAGAGAAAACAATCCCTTTTTCAAAAGAGTCCTGCGTGATGGTAGGGATCAGGCTGGCTATGCCGATAAGAATTGATGCTGCTGGTTTGTAAAAGAGAAGGCCGCAAAGAAAGCTGAGCATCGACAGGAGCACCCGGCGACGGATGGGGTACTCTACTGCAGAGGTAACAAAAATTACCGCCCCAGCCAAAGCCCCTAAAGCAACCTCCGGAGGGACACCTGCAATAACCGCAGCAAGAGAACCAAAACTAAGCAACTGATTTAATTGCTCACTTGTTACTTGAGCAGACATACTTTCTCCTGTTTACTATCTATAAGCCAGTCAATTATTGATGACTAAACCCGCATAGTAAACCATATATGAATCATTATTGTTCCGTATCATATATCTCAATAAAAGTACTAATGATTTTACAGAACGAGCCAGCAGAGTGGGGGCAGTTGTACAGGAACCATAGACTTAATTTTGTATTTAATAATGCTATGGTGTAATAAACCTGAACATGTATTTAAAATACGTACTGATTCATGATAGAATTCAAAGATAACTTTTCACAAACTCCGTTTTTGATACCCGCAAAATATTGCGGGCTTTTTTTTAACGTTCTTCCAGAGACTGAATCCGCTCTTTTATCTTATCCATTTCTCTGCGCTGCCATGCTGCCTCGATATAGAATAAGAGATCAGGTCTGACCCCCCATCTAGATCCTGCTGGCGTTATTTCAACGCGCTCAATGATGTCTTCCATTACCATCACTGGATTATCATCCTCATCAACAATGATGCTCCCGTCATTATCAGTCAGCGGCATTTCCCTTTGGCCAGTAATGACGTCATCATATACTGCGGGATAATCGTCATAGCAAAGAAAGGCATAGCGGCATGTTGTGCTTTCTTCTTCCATGAGTCCGTGAGAAATAAGAACATCACGAAGTTGCTGCGCGATTACACCATGATGTATCCTCGCCCCTTCTTCCCCCTTTATAGCGACAGCGTTCAGCCATTTATAAGCGATATACCTGACGTCACCCCAGGCATCCAGCAATGCTTCGTCAGGAGAGACCGGCTCTGTCTTTAATGTTCCGTCACTGGTAACCACAGGATTGGAGCCAAGATAAACTGTCGAGAACCTGTTTCCCGGACCACCAAGAGCATTTACATTATCAAGATAAGGTTTAACATCTCCGTTCTCAAAAAGATGTTCGAGTGCGTTATATACCGCGCGACGTGGAGTACTGCTTCCGGAACCATGCAACGTTATCATTGCACCATCTGCTGAAGACGTTGTTTCACCGCCGCTAACGATTAATCTCTGAGCGGTAACATCATCAGACGGTACTTTCTTCGCAATAATGGCGTAATTACCCTCAAGTTTGACTTCCGCGCGAACTTGTCCTGATGTACCTGCATGGACAGTCAGTGACTGGACGGCAACATCATCTGTGAAATCAACGGGTACAGGAACCGTCCTCACGCCTGACGTCGACATAAAAGTAGGAAGCGTTCTGTTAGGAGTGGCTCCGTAGACAAAATCCCTTGAAACAAATTCTTCCTGTTTAATTTTCACCCTGAAACAATACAAATCAGCCGGGTGACCATCGTGAACATAAGGATATTTTCTGTTGTTATCCCCTATGCTCCATGGGTTTAGAAAGTCTTCCCCACCGAAAATGTAGTACAGCCAGTTGTCTTTGATACAAACTGAACCAACACCAACCGCAGAGTTAACTATTCCGCCCTGATAAATCTGATCAGTAACATTAACCCACTCTACATTATCCAGACTCCACTCATTGACGTTAACTCTGGTCATAAATGTTCTTGGATAGTTTCCTGCATAACGGTTATCAGGTTCTCCTCCTTCCCACTCACCAAATGCGCGCTCACTGCCAAAAATAATCAGCTCATCGCCAACTTTGGCAAAAGGAAGGTTTGAGTGATGAACATTATTTGGGAAGCGAAGAGAATTCCATGATGTACCTAAATCAGAGCTTCTGTGCAATGAACTACCGGGTTGAGTACTTAATGTCCCCCTGGTCGTCAGATACAGAATGCCATCATAATATTTTACACATGGCTCAGATGCATTCGCCTCATATTCTGCAGGTATGCGTCTGCGAACAAAGCTACCAGGAGAACCGAAAGCATCAGAGAAATAGAGTATCCCAAGCTCGCGTGGACCAATATCACCATTATGGTAGCCAACAGCAAAACTGTTATCGCTAATCGTCGCAAAACTGTGAATCTCAGTAACAGGAGTGCTTCCGTCAACAAAAGAAGGAATAGTTCCAAGACTGGTTTTTCTCCATGGTGACGAGTGAAATGATGTACCAAAACTCCAGTATCTACCCTCGTTATTCTGATCCACATCCTGGGTATTTTGCGTCGTAACTGTAAAAGTATTTTTATCAATAACAGTAGTCACCGTCATATTCCCGGTAACACCTGTAACACCAGAGTTTGAGAAGTTGACAAAATCACCAGCAAATAATCCGTGATCAGTAATGCGAATATAAGCGACTTGCTGATTTGCTGCTTTCGTTATACCACCATAAACGCGAAGGCTGCGACTCATTGGGCGATCCCACAACTCTGCAACCTGCAGTTTATTTCCGCTCACGGTCCGCGTCTCAATTACAGCAAAAAGGCGATTTCTGACAACCCCCATACTCATGCAGTGATAGTTAACTGTGGGATAGTTTTCATGTAAATCTGTAAGCCATTCCGGCGTTGTCCAGGTCTTCCCGTCATCTCCTGAGCGAACCCATGCAACATGGAGGTTATTTACACCATGGCGGTCTCCAGCCATAAAAGGCGCATAGATGACATTGTCATATACAAACGTTTTATCCTGCGTCCAGGCGTTGTACCACGGTGTATCTGTAATTTTAAATAACTCTCCCTGGATAAAATCTTCAGAAGCATAAAAAAGAGGCTGGCCCGGTATTCTCTCAAATAAAAAACGAGCATTTTTAAATCGACTGACATCCGGAAGAGTTGATACTTTAAAAGTAAGCCCTAATCCGTCAATTTTATAACCTGGAGATGAGGCTTCAAGGCACGCGCTTATTGCAGTGGAATCGTCATTTATACCATCACCAACAGCTCCAAAATCTTTGGGGCTAATAGCATCACGCATTTTATCCTGGAACGTTCGGTACACAGCCCCAGAACCATACTGAATAAACCAACCAAAACCACCAACAACCCCGGCGATTGCAGCATCGACATAATTACGCATTGAGCGATTATTTACAGCGTCCTGCTCAAATGATGGATCTGCAAGGTTAGAAATTTTGTTTTGCTTTGCATCGTAATATTTTGCAAGCAAAGATGGTTTCATCAATGCACGTCTGAACCACCCAAAACATTGCTGGATCAGCATCGTCAGGTAGTCAAAGGCATCTTCATGCACTTCGGGGAAAAATTTTCCCTGATTGCGAAGGTCTGTCTCCTGCACTACATCAAGCACACGATCTATCGTAATTCGCCATCCAGTAGCAAGCGGAGACGGAAGAACCACAGAACCGCCACTATAAGTGCCCGCCCCAGTTACCGTATAACCGGTATCCAGAACCAATTCTGTTACGTTTCCGTTCAGGTCAGACACCTGAACAACCAGGTCTGATTTTCTGAAAATTCGAAAAGTATACGGAAACGATGTCGTAACGCCGTTACCGGTGTATTCGTTGTGGTCAACTTCGGTTGAGACCGTCATGTTAAATCTCCAGATAGTCGCAGCACCCGTTGCGCCGCATATCTGGTTATTCTATTACCTGGAAAACCACATATGGATAGAAAGGCTGTAAATACGAATAGATATTACCTTTCAGGTAATTTGCAAAACGTGCTGGATAGCAAACAAATTATTTGATACTGTATAAATATACAGTTATTGCATGGAGAAGATAAGATGCAGCAGTATCACTATCCACTGGAAGACGGATTTACCGAAAGGATTCACACGCCGGGAGGCGTCAGGTCACTGGTGGAGGGATCGCACTTGATGAAATTACTCCGGGATCTCGATAAGGATGGATTTAATGTCGATGGCCCACTTGCCGAACTGACTGCACTGATTAACTACGTCACCAGCTCACAGATGTCTATGCAGGATCTGCAAACACATCTCGACTATTGTGCCGAACAATTACGAAAACAAACCCGGTAAATTTAAAGGCCGCAAGAGCGGCCTATCGTTTCGCTTTGTGCTCGTCCCAGCACGTTTTGCACCATGCCATTAAGCCGTCCGCATTTTGATTATTAGGGTAAAAGCTGGTCCGTTTTCTGCGGACATTACAAATTGGGCACCACTTCATATGGCGTGTATTCTTTGGGCCATCGAGACACCTTGCACACCACTTAGTCAATCCATCTGGATTTTTTGACGATTTCCGGAATTTGTCATATGGAAGGTTTATTCTGCATCGCAAACACTGCTTGCGGCCACTTGAAACTCTGTTAGCTGATTCTTCTTTTGGCGGCGATACAGAAGGTATTCTTGCTGGCTCTGATACTGCCTGAGGTGCTTTTTTAGATGACTGAGACGATATGTCATCACCAGGGAATCTTCCATGATATGCCGGACGCGTTGACACTCCAGGTGGAAGCTCAGCTGTAAACGGCTTTGGCTGAATCAGTTGCCTCTCTTTTGCTAACTCCTGCTGTTTATAATATGTCTGGATTACCGCACTATCATAAGCAGGAGGTACGGAAATATCAGGCGCGTTACCTCCAGTTTTTTGAAAATGAGTAGATGTGTGTTCTATCACCTGTGTACGACTAATCGTTACCTCCCCATCTTCGGTCTTTATCGTTTTGTTCTGATTAACGACCGTACGATCAGAGATCTTAGTCTTGTTCTGGTTGATAACGTAAATAATCACCGCAACCACACCAACAACTATCCAGAAAACTTCCATTGCTTTTCCTCACAATAACATTACCTTAAAGGTAATATCTTGCTTTCAGGTGATCAAGCGTTAAACGCAATCAACCAAATACGGTTGATTTTAATATTTCTTCGCGTTTATCATTACCTTTGCGGTAAATTTACATCGCACTCCTCTTGTGCCATAGTAATCGGGCACTGGCAAAATCCAGTGCCGGGATTGGCGTCCCGGGTTACTAAGTGGCGCATACCACGCCAGACGTGGTTTTTTTATGCGTTAAGCACAGCTATATCCGAATTATGGTGGGCTGGGCAGGGGTCCGAAAGGACGCCGGTACCACTTAGGCCGGTACGCCAACCTTGTCCAGTTCACCACCAGTAATTGGCGTTGCGGTGGTGATTAAAATCACTAAGTGGAGATAACCACCATGGCTAATGCTCAAACTTCCATCTTCAAATTTGAATCTGTTAACCCTATCCGTTCCATCATTATCGATGGCCAACCATGGTTTGTAGCCCAAGACGTTTGTAGTGCGCTGCGTATCCAAAACGTCACCCAAGCACTTGAAAAACTGGATGATGATGAAAGGTCTATGTTCAACATAGGGCATGAACATCGTGCAATTTTTGACAGCCGAGTAAAAGAGATCAACATCATCTCCGAGTCAGGCCTCTACACACTGATCCTCAGCTGCCGCGACGCAGTGACACCAGGCACTATCCCCTACCGCTTTCGTAAATGGGTTACAGGTGAGGTTCTTCCTCAGATCCGCCGCACCGGAAGTTACATAAAAAACTCGCTCCCGCAAGAAGAACGCATAAAGATGGTTGCCGACCAGGTAGCCAACGCCACGGCGTCAGCAGTAATGCAGGCGATGAAGATAGAGAACAAAACCTACAGTGCCCCACTGAAGCCCGGCTACCGCAGCCTGATTCACTCGCCGTCTGGTGTTCTCGGCCTGACGGAGAACTCACTGCTGATGAATCTGTTGAACCAGTTACAGGAAGACGGGCACGACGTATCGGGCGCGGCGGCGGAGCTGACCACCATGTTCTGCTACATCGTCGGTGTGAGCAAATGCCTGCGTGATATCCAGACCCACGCGGAGTACATCAACGACAAGGCAGGGTTCTTCTGACGGCGGCGGCACAGGGATGTGCCTTTAAATAATTCTGTACGATTGCAGACCGGGGGGTGAATAGAGTACTATTACCTTACGGGTGATCCATAGCGATTAGGCACCGATACAGGAGGAGCCCACATGAGAAAATTTGACGAGTACGAAGGCGTTTAACATTCGGATAGTTTAATGACGGGGCCATTAGGCCCCGTTTTCATGTCTGGAGACAGTTTGTGTTAAGTGAAGAAATGCAATTTGCCATGGCTGTGGCTCAAATCGTAAGTGCAGTCGCGGTTTCGCTTGGCTTGTTCATAGCTATCGCTACTATTATTTATAATGTAAATACAGCGAGAAAAGTACACACTTCAGTATTCCTTGGTGAAAGCAGGTTTGATGTAGATTATAAGAAAGGCCTATCTACTATGCGCCGCATTCACGAGTCGAACAAATCATTCCGCTCTTATATGTATCCAAGCAATGGGCAGGCTGATCTTACGGATGAAGAAAAGATAGAGAAGAGAGAAATAATTTACTGTCTAGGTTTCTACGAACGCATGGCTGTGAGCGTGAAGCGGAAAACTTATGATGAGACCATGATTAAGGAAGTATTTTACAGCTCCGTTGTAAATAACTATCAGATTGCGCTACCTCTTATACAAGCTATTAGAGAAAAAGAAAACATAAACACATATTTTAAAGAATATGAATGGTTGGCCACACGATGGAAGGATTGTCCATTGAAGGATAAATCCCCGTGGTACAAGTTTTGGTAAGCCCGCGCTGCGGGCTTTTTTGTGTCTGCGGATTCCCGCCCGGGTGGCGGTGGCATTCGTTAAAAACAAGGCCGCGAAAGCGGCCTGTGACATGTCACGTCCCTTTTCTGAATGATAGCCATTCGAAAAATGATGACATTCCACCGCAGACAATAGCAAAGATGATCCCACCAAAGAAGAGAAGGCCAGCCTGCCACCACTCCCACCGCCATACATCCACAGCGCCAACCATACCAACAATCGCTCCAACAAATGGAATATAGCTCACGATGAAAGCAATGGGGGCTGCAATTATCCAGTGCAATCCCCACCATGATTCAAGCCCAGCCATAATTGCTGCCAACTGAAAAAGACCAACGACGATATAAACAATGAATCCTATAGCTTGCATGTAGTCACCTAATTTACCCAGTAAAAATAAGAGGCCTCCCCTCAATAAGGCTTGCAACAAGAACTACTCCCTGCACAACAAAGATGAACCAGCAAATAGCTTGAGTCTGAGGGTTAAGAAAATATTTGTAGCGGTCAATAAATAACAATCCACCAGAAATTATCACACTCAAAATAATTAAAAACACAACACTTCCTTATTGCGGAGTGACATCCTGTGGTCGCCACCAGTATGTCTGGTTAAACTCTTTCTTCGAACGTTGCTCCATTTTACGCAAATAGCCTGGTGAAAAATACTCCTGCATCTGGTTAAAGATCATGTGATCGAGAGCCGCCTTCAAGTACCAGAGATTCGCACCAGGCATCAAACCTTTCCCCAGCTTCACCAGATCACCACCAGTCTGCTCACTCTTCCCTTCCACAGCATTTAACGGTATGCCCTGAGCAATCTTCACTACGTCATCAACCAGACCAGCTACCGGGCCAAGCATCGACGCCAGCGCGCCGCTTCCGTACCTAGTGTGATCTGACAATAAAAAGTCACCGTAAAGGCCAAGACCACCACCTTTCAGTAGAGCACCAAGCCAGAATTTTGCGGCATCTTCTCCTGTCATCTCTCGAGGATTACGACCAGACGCAAGGTCGTTAAGTTGCTGCGACAAAGCGCCAAGAATGGTCGTACTGGCAATAAACGTCGCAATATATGCCGCACGCCCACCAGCAGACGGCATACCCATAGCGCGTGACCAGTGACGCATAACAACCGAGATAGGGAACGATTTAAACAGGAAAACACTTCTCGTTAATTCACCTTTCCATGTTCCACGCTGAATACCAGAACCGGTTATCAGTTGCTCACGTGCTCCCGGTGTAATAACAGCCATATCAACTTCTTCAGTTACGGCACCGAGCAGTTTACGCATTGCCTCAAATTTCACGCGTTCAGGCTCACCAAGATGTTTAACTGCTGAATCAGGGATACGCATAATGCTTTCCGGTGTCAGCATCGTATTATTACCGTTCCCCCAGTCCTCCTGTTTCGCCAGCTTCCATACGCTCCAGTCTGTGTCAGTAATCCCTTTGCTTTTCAGGATACGAAAATCAGAGTCATCGAGGCTACGAAGGTCTGGTGTCCGTGACACTACTTCTCCCAGGCTTCCCATCATGGTTACGCCATAGGCGCGCTTGTGCGCATCTGACCATGCTGTAAGCCCACTGGCACGCATTACCGCCGTTGCCGCCCAACGAGACACTGACGGCCCCATATTATCCATCGCCCAGCGGTTAACGCTGCCAAGTAGAGATTCCATCGCCAGACCAGCGCGGCGCGCCCGCGCAAGTTCTGTACGGTTCGTTGGGTCCATAGCTTCAAGCTGGTTGCGGAATAACTGGTTCATTGGAAGGTTGGTAACCTTCGCAGACAGATACATGGTTCCAAGATCAGAGAACGATGACAGCAACGCGGATCCGAGTCTGCTGGCAACCAGCCAGTTGCGGATATTGTCAGACCATCGCGCGATGTGCGGATTCGCTACAGGCTGTGTCTTTCCGGAAATAAAGTTGTACAGATTCTCTGTGTTGTTCGCCAGCCGCTCGACTTTACCGGTTTTACTCGGGTTAGCTGTTGCCGTTTCTGCCTTCACCTGATCAAGAAGAGAGCGGAAAACATGATCGGGGTTTGGGCCATATGTTTCCACCAGTGCAATATCTTTACTGATACCTTCCAGGTGACCGACCATGATTTCCCATAGAGAGCGATCGCCATAAAGTTGCTGATATTGCAGATAGGAATCTGCATCTTTGAAATGTATCTGTCGTGATGCATTACCCCGGTTAGCACGTGCGCCGGAAATTCGCATTCCGGTATCAGTAAGCTTATTCAGCCCACCAGTAGCGATCGTGTTATAAGCCTCTCCAAGAAATGCAGACAACTCGGCATCGTTCATCAGTTGTCCATCGACTCGGGTATAATATTTGCGATCCAGCTTACCTATAACATCGCTAACCCACTTATCCTTTGATACCGCCCCAACCTTTTCCATAGAATGATGTTGAGGGAGCCCCCAGTTTTCGAGATAGCCAATGTCCCCACCAGCATCATTAAACCGGCGGCGCAGTAGCTCTGTCACTTCTCTCCACGCCTTAGCACCTTTTCTTGCTTTAGCATTGCCAGTATTTTGCCCTCGCATTTCATATACCAGGTCACGCACGCCAGCTTCATCTTCAAACAGGCCAAAAAAGCGAGGATCAACTGCTTCAAATGCCTCCTGCAATTGACTCAATGCATAATCACGAGTGGCTTTTGTTCTGGATTCAACAGAGAGGAAATTCGATTTACCGTCTGCATTAAAAGCAATAGTACGGTTAAGAGCGCCAAGTTTCCCATCAGCCCCTTGATAGCTATTGATAAATTTATCCAATCTCTGACGTGCGGCTATAGTGAGGGCCACACGACGTTTCTTTAATGCCGCTTCTCGCTGTAATTCTTCAGATGCCAATTGTGCTGCTCGATATAGCCGCTCTGATTCGGAAAGTTGTCGCCACGACATAGGGTCATCACGAGCAATGGAGCGCATATTTCGATAAATGCGGTCTTCAATGTTCTGTATTTCTCGCGCCGTTAACATGCGCTGCGCCGCCTGCTGAACCGCTTGTATACATTCCTGTCTCATTTAATTTAACCTCTCAAGAAACACGCCACAGCGACATCAAACAGGCTGGAATCCTGTATTGCCTGCTCACTTTCCCTGTTCGCTTCATCCAGTGCTTCACGCGCACTGCGCGATTGTGGATTACCATCATCATCCAGCACGGTGATTATCATGTCAGGTGATTCAAGCAGCGAGTCTTCAGCTATGCGCAGATCAATATCTCCTGCCGGATCTGCCATCATTTTTTGTTCTGTCTGTTGCAATATCTTACCGGGCTCAAAAGGAGCTACTTCTTCTGGCGTCCTGACCTCTGCTGTTTTATAGAATGAAACAGCCTGAGCATTAAGTTCACTTTCTGCCTGCTGTCGTCGTGCCAGTTCTGCTCGAGCTTCAAAAAACTGACCTCCAGGCTCGTGCGGCGCCAACGCGTTACGAGAAAATTCCAGGCGTTCTTGTGCCTGCCGGATTCGTTGGTCAATATCGCGAAGTCTGGCCTGTTTATCTGATCGAGCACGAGATAAAGCCTTACCGCTACCGGTTGGCTCTTCTGCAAGAATTTGTGCGCGCTGTTCAGTGAGATTTTCAATAATTCGTTGGCTATTAGCGATTTCAGACTGGTAAACCTTTCTATCGCCACGCGACAAAAGCTGCGCGGCCTGTTCTTCAAGCAACCGATTTTCTATAGCGCGCGCCGTTACTCCATCATCTACAGATGACAGAGCCTCATTAACTGCCTGAGACAGCAGACTCTTGCGCCCAGGAATTTCACTGAAAGATGCAGACTCAACAATGCTGGCAACGTCTACAGGTCTCCCCTGGCTAACATCAGACATGGCTTTTCGCAGAGCCTGAATGTGCGAATTACGCGAAAGCACGTTGATCGGAACGCCGGGAGCAATATCAATTTCAGCATGATGAGCGGCATTCGCCGCCAGTGCAGCATCAATATCAACTGGTGAAAAATTTGGTGCGCTTGTAGACTCGCCGCGAGAGTTAATAAATCTGCCGACACCACCAAACGCCACCCCAAGAACAGCATCAATAGCAATTGCCTGTCGATCCAACACATCATACTGGTTAGCCATTTCGCTATAGCCACCATCACGAAGCGTTTTTGCAGTAAGCCCACGCTGTGCCATACCGAACGCAATATTTGTACCTGCGGCATAGGCAATATCTGGCGTTGCACGTATTGCTGTTGCTGCGGCGCGTCGCACTGAACTTTCACCCGTCCGCGCAAGCTGAGCCGCCACACCTTCCGCCAGCGCACCACCAGCACGTAACCCGAGGCTCATAGGGATCAGTGTTCCGGCACCAGCAGTAATACCCTGCACTAATCCCGCTTCCTGCGCCGTCCTGAAATCAACACCCTGTGCTGTCAACCGTTCAAACTCAGAAAAACCCTGTAGAGAAGTTACCGCCGCAGCACCTCCGACCGGACCACCGAGCGTTGTACCGACAACAGCCTGCCCGCCCATATCGAACAACCCATAAAGGACCTGCCCGGCGGTTCCGGTTGTCGCGGCATCAGGCGTCAGCCGCTTAACCTGCTGCTCTGCTAGTTTTCTCTGCTCAGCAATGTATGAAACTGAAGTGTCATTGAGCGAGGTGTTTTCGTTAACAAGCTGAGCAATCGGGGATACGATTTTATCCATCCCTGCCCATAGCAACTGATCTGGCTTTGCCACCAGCCCGGAGTACAAACCAGACAATGCCGCTCCTACAGCATTGTCGAAAAAACCAACATCGCTGTTAAAGCCAACTGGATTTGATGCTGCTTCGTCAAGCTGCTGATTCTGGTTTACTGGATTAAGGCCAAAGTAACTCATTGCGGAATATCTCCGGAGAATCTCTGACGCTTCTGTGTCAGATCAAGAACAACGGGAGAACCATCATCTTTTAGCAGATAACCAGTACCAAGTTTCACCAGGTACTGACTATCGCCGTAACTTTGCAAACCATACTGACCAGGCGGTGTTTTTATCCCTGTGCCAACAACTTGTTCATTCCAAGCCTGATTAACCTGCTTATCGAATTGCTCTGCAGACATTCCCCACGGCAAAAGAACATTCCCCATTCCGTTATAGTCATGCACGCCACCTGTAGCTACGTTAACAGCCTGTTTCCAGATATCATTGTCAATTTCGCCTGATACCACGCCTTTTTTCGCCATCACACCAGCGTAATAGTCCTTTGCGATCTCGTATGCCATTGATGCCCCCTGAGCATCACCAGCAAATGCATTCTTCACCATGTCAGAAAACTCAAGGCGAAGATCAGCATCTTTAGGCATCGGAATACCTTTCGCGTCATCAGTACCTTTACGAGCCGCCGCGCCAGCAAGAATTGTCTGCGCAGCGGTTTCTGGAGACACGGAAACATCCGGATTAAACCAGTTTTTTTCTGCCAAAATACCACCTGGCTTATCCATCAGTATCCCGGCAACGGCAGCAGATGGAGCGTTGGCACTGATCTGCTGTAGTGCTGACATATACACCTGCCCACCACCAGTGCTCTGCCTGATGGTATCGAGATATGCTGCCTGTTGGGAAACGGGCGCATCACGAAAGAAAACACCGATCTGATTGGCCTCGTCTTTGGAAAAGAACGTCAGTGGAGTGCCATATGACTTAGCAAGGTCACTGACCTGAGCAGCACGCAAGGCAACGCTCTGTCCAAAGTTATCCTTATTGCTCATGTCGATAGGCTTTGCCTGTCCGGCGGCAAGAGAGAACTGTACAGGATCAGCCTGTCGCTGCTTTATCACCTGACTTGCAGCCGACACAACGTTGTCATAAAGAGCGGCTCGTGCCGCATAACCCTCCCCTGTCTCACCAGTATCCGGGCGTAATTGCTCAACATATGCTGTAATGCTGCTTGTCGGCATGTTGCGGAAAGAGCCTATATACTGTCCGGCGATTTGCGTATTTCTGAACTCGGTATATCGCAGGTTTCCTTCTCTTACTCCATAAGCTGCAATAAAATCAGCCTCACCAGGTGGGTTAGGAAATTCAACGCCACGCATATACGCAGCTGTCGCATCGCGAACCTGGCTGTCAATCATCGTTTTATATTCAGCCTGCTGCTGCCGACGCAGTTGATCCGCCTGTCGCATAAAACTTGCCTGCGCCTCAGGAGATGCCGCATCGAATGCTGCATTACCGGTATAGCGTTTGGTGTTGGTTGGAATTGTTGATAAACCAAGTGCTGCACTGACACCAGCAGTTAACTGCTGATCACTGTATGGCTGGCTACCGTTCTCATGATGGATAATGGCTGCACAAAGCGCCTTCAGGGTATCAGGATTAGATGCATCGAGAGGCTCATCAGCAGAAACGCCAAGTTGTTCGCACACTGCTTTGATATACGACATAGTGTCATTTTTATCAGTAGGCGGTGCCCAGCGATTAATTATCTCGCTGACGGTATCAATACCCTGCCTCTGATACGACATCAGGTTCCGCCCTAATGCACGAATCCCGTGTTCAGGTGTTTCGAATTTAGCAAATCGACCATCATCACCGGTCTGGCCTACCCACGGATTAGTTTTGCTGTATTCGAGATTTCCTGGGTTATTGTTGCGTATGCCACGGGCACGCTCGGAAGAGTCACTATCTGCTACAGCACGGCGAGCTCCAGCAGCAGTATCACTTAACTCGCCATTACTTTGGATGAATGCGGTCGCATTGTTTGCCGACCACTGGGACAATGCAGCATCAGCAACCTTCTCTTTAAACTCGATTTTCTTGGCCTGGATTTGCTCGTCACTCCAGCCATGTGCAATGCCGTAATCCTCAATTTGCTGGAAAGTTTGCTTATTAGCCAATACGTATGCGGCGTTGTCGCCATACAATGCTGCGGCATTTTTACCATTGTTCAGCAGCGTAGCCTGAAACTGGCCTTCTTCGTAGGCATTTATTTGCCCTATCTCGTGCCGCCCGGCCTGCGTAGTGAACTGAATGCGCTGCTGCTGCGCCTGCTGCATGAAAGCATTACGAGCCTGTTCATCCGGCAGCGACATAGCCAGTTGTTCGACCTGAGCATCAAACTGCTGCGTATACTCCTGACCTTTTCCAATAGCATTTTTCCCTTTCAGGTTAAGCAATCCTGTTTCAGGATTATTCAGCAGATCACTGCTTATCTGACTGAGGTTAAGAGATGCCTCCTGAGCCAGAGCGATATTGGCACGCTGTTTTGCCTGACCAAAAACATCAATTGCCTCTGTCCCTGCCCGAACAAAAGCATCACCAATACCTGGCTGAGAAAACGTCTGCAAGCCTGCTGACTGAACTCCACGGCTCTGAACCTGACGGCCGGATACTGTTGGTACGACTGGCATTATAATCCTCCGGGTAATCTGGTTCCTGCTGCTGCCCCGATTGGCGCAGGAGTGCTTTGAGTAAACGGACTCCACGTCCCACCAAACATCTGGTACGCACCGTATGCCTTCAGAGGCGCAGTGAGCAATGTTGTTGCTGCTCCCACATTCCCCTGTTTACGGGCTGAACTGGCTTCTGCTTTATAGTTGGCAGCCTGAACCTGATAACCGTAAGCCTCGCGTTGCGCGTTATTCACCGTCGTCAGAGAATCAAGAGCGCCAAACTGGGCAGTGTCGCCAAATATATCCAGCGCGTTACCTGTAGATAAATCAGCGCCGGTAGCCCCCATTGTCGCCGCCTGTGTACCAAGCCGCTGTCGGGTCTCTCTGCGCCGTTGCTCAGCTTCAGCGTTACCTCTGTTTATTGCATCATTTGCCTGAGCTGTGGCTATATCTGCGTTCGCTTCTGCAACCTTCGAGGCATACTTTCCCTGTTGGTACTGGGTGTATGCCTGAATGCCACTCATGGCGAGCATTGCGCCACCAGCAATAACCGGATCGCACATTATTTTCTCTCCATGTGAAATCTGTGGAAATTAAGACCAAGAGCACCATAAGGCGCGGCTTCTTCAAGCCTGAATCCAAGCCAGTGCAGCCATGCTTTGGCAACATGGTTTCGCTCGTCGACATAGTTTTCCAGGCGCGGATAAACTGCCAGCATCTGCTGCAATACAGGGCGGCAGTGGCGAAGAAATGTCTTCTGATATTTTTCGATACGGCTGGTTCCGACCAGCCAGGGCGTACCATTGCCACCGATCATTGACGCCGGAGATACGCCAAACATGGTTACCAGTTCTCCGTTCGCAAATCCTGACCAGGCCATAGTCGCAGTACGCAGACCAACACGCAGCGCATCTTCGGTAGTCATCAGTGATACCGCATACAGTTCGTCAATATCAGCCTGACGAACATCCGGCAAAATCATCTGAAGATGCTCTTCGGTTGCGGGAATAATTTGAACATCTATCATCAGAATCCCCCAACAGTAAGGCGAGGAATAACGGCAAGAACAGACAGCGGCAACGGATCAAGCTGACGGATTTTTACACGTCCGTTTTTGCCCCAGTTACTGTCCAGTTTCACTTCTACTTTTCCGGTAGCATCATCAACAGGATCATCGTAGAACTCGAATTCACGCTGTGGATATTCGTACCATTTACCGCCAGGCGTAGTCGCCCAGATGCCGCGGCTGGCATTCACAACCAGAGTAACGGAGGGGATCACCTGTTTTTTGTCCAGCAGCGTTTCCTGTCCGTTAATGTTGATATCCAGTGTTTCGAATTCAGCAGTTATTGGCAGGCCGATGTGCACAACAGCCCCAGGTGATTCCAGCGTGACGGCACCTCCGGAAACCACTTTCTGTGGTTCCACGTTCGCATCAGAGAGAATGTTTACGGTCTGGCCTTCAAGATGAGACAGGCCTCCAAATGTCCGGCGCGCCATCTGCCAGTTCGTGGTGGCCACATTCCTGAGGGATGGCGGGACGTTCCTGTTAGCACGAACCACTACAGCGGTGTTGCTGGTTACAGAAATAATGTCGCAACGTAATTCTTTTGACACCTCATCGCCAGTATCAGGATCAGTTCCGGTATAAGGGAACTGTAGTTGCGCGCCGACATCACTACTGGTGAAGTACGCACCACCAGAAACACTGATTGTATATTCCGCGCGGTAATCCCATTCGCCAGAACCACCAGTGATGATCATCGTTCTGTCAGACGTATTTCTTCCATCATAGCTAAGGCCAGAATCAACAAAGAAAGCATCTTCATCGCTGGTAAATAAACGGCTGGACAGTCGCTCGATGTATCTCACTGTTTGCCCGTTAACGGTTCGGTTAACGACGAAATACACCGCATCTTCATTGCCTTCGCTGATACTGCATGTGCTTTCATATTTTCCGGTACTGGATTGTGGTGCCCATGCAAAAACCTGCTGATCACGCAAATAGGTCATCACCAGTAATTTACCGTCATCACGAATGCAGAAGGCACTGGAGTAAGGGACAATCGAGAAGCACCAGTCAACAATGCTGTGCTTCTGAAAAAGATGATTGGCAAGGATGGTCAGGTCGTTCCCCTGATAGCCGTCAACATCGAATGAGTAGGCCAGATCACGGACAACGCTGCCTTTCTCCTGGACGAACAGAGCAATATTCGCCACGGCAATTGGCGGGACGTTGCTTGAGCCATTTGATCCCTGAGAGCTGAATGCAAATGATGATGGGGTTAACACTTTGTTCTGGTCGCCGGTGATGACGTACTCACCTCCGGAAGTCAGTGCCACCAGCGAACCGACATCAATCAGGTGGCGGATCTCATTAACCTGACGCCCGGCATAGGTGTAGATAATTCTGTCGTCATCCTGCGTAGGATTGCTTTTGCCAAAATCCTTATAATCCCCGGTACGGCTGGCCCAGATAGTCTGAGGAAACGCAGTCGATGCGGCGAAGTAAAGACGTTGTTGATAATAAACAACAGTGCCAGGATAACCATTAACACTGTTCCAGGCATATTTAGCCCATTTATAGCTGGCATTATCCTCGCCCACGACCTGCGAAGGGATATAGGAAATCACCTCGGCAGTTGCAGTAGTTCCATTTGCAGCAGTGATACGGGCAATGCCAAAACCACTGTGCAGATATTCCCACTCAATGCCAGTATCATCATCACCGGATCCGCCCCAGCCATCCCATGATGTGCCTTCTGTATGCGAAGGGCGCAAAGTACCTGTTTTGCCTACTGTAACGGCGCGATAGTAGTTACTGTCTGCACGGCGAATATCGCCAATCGACGTACTCTTACTGGTTTCCCATACCGGCACAGAATCCACTGCAGGCTGTTCCAGATAGAACAATTTGCCTACCTGCTCCGCGCCAAAAATAGAGGCGCTTGCCGTTAGCGTAATTGTCCCGGTGCTGGCGCTGGCATAAACCGTCACTGACTCGTCAATATTGATATCTTCAAATGGCCCGTTCTTCGTTACCACATCAACCAGTTGCCAGTTGTCATGCGCATAGCGGCGCAACTCTTTCGGCGGGTATGCCGGATGAACCAGCGTAAGCACGTCTGCGCTTTGCGTGAATTTAATTCGGAACAGATCGGCTTCAGTATATGGCGTGGCAATTTCATAAATAACATTGCTGCTGTTCAGCACCAACGCACCATCTTTGATAACGCGCATGTACTGGTGTCCAAACTCCAGAGCATAAGTCTGAACCGTCGAGAACTGGAACGGGATCAGGCGGCATTTCCGATTTGGGTATTTGGCGGCACCGACAAAACGCGTACCAGGTCGATTCTCAACGCCGCCATACTGCCGCACGATAAAGTTATCGCACTTGCGCAATGCCACCTGGTACTTAGCCATGTCAATACGCCCGTACAACGACGGTCCAATCTCACCACCGGCAAAGCTGGGCTGGATCCAACTGATAGCCATCAGGACAACCTCGCAATGGTAAACTCATCAACCGGTGGCTGTGGTTCCTGTGATTCATTCTGGCTATGCGAGCCAGCACTAAGAATCACGCGATTGTACATATTGAGGGCAAACGTACCGAGGTCTTCATTCCCAGTCAGCGCCATGTTAATAGCTGCCGCAAGACGCCAGGCCAACGCCTCCATAAAAATGGCATCAAACATGTTCACATCTGAAACGCGAGAGACATACTTGAGCCATGCCTGAGGCTGGTCTGTGTAGATCAACTTTCCTGTTCCGTTGGTGTCTGCACCAACTTCGTACTGAACGCGCATTGCTGCTGTTGGATTGCGTACACCAGGAAGCATAATTTCAGTAATGCGCAGACAATCGGACGGGTACTGATACGCATATTCCCAGTCAGGCGGTGGATTGCTCGTATCTGCAAGCGCCACGCGTTTGGTAGCAAAGTTCCAGTCAAAATCAGAAAGCACAGCATCACGGCAGGCCTCAAAGTGCAGCGAACATTCCCCCGCTTCCTTGCTGGCTTCCGTCAGGCTGTTAATGCTGCGGCTATTGCCAATATTGGACAGCGCACGATTGCAGATCTCTACTACAGAGGCCATTACTCACCCCCATTGCCGTACAGGGTTTCAGCCGCTGATTTTTCTACATCCCCGGAAACAGGAGCGATCGCCATATCAGTGATCTGCAGATCGGCGCTGCGATTAACACCATCGTCAGTTTCTCTGGCAGACAGGCCTCGAATAACAGCTTTTGCAGTTATCATCACTTCTGTTCCGACGCCCTGAGGTTGCGCCTTCAGCTTATTCAATGTGTCGTTATTAAGAGTGATGCACAGCCCCCACGGGTATTCATCGCGAGTTCTGGTTTCTCCGCTCTCATCCTGGTAGCTGTCAGTGCCGGTTTTGAGGTTTACGAGTTCCATATACACTCCTGCAATAAAGGGGCCGAAGCCCCTTGTCGGATTCGCGAGGCTTACACGCCTAGTTCTTTACGCTTATCTGCGATCTTCTCGCGGAGCGTTTCGGCTTTAGCGTTATGGTGTGGCTTCTCGTTAAAGAGCAATTCGTACTCTTCACGGAGCTTATCCAGTTCACCATCATCTGACACATCGTTGATGATTTTGGTGCTGGTTGCTGCCATTGACACCTTTCCTGCAACTTTTGCTTTTGCCTGTCTGGCTGCATCGTTAACAGGTTCCAGTGCGCTACCAGGCTCACCTTCGTATTCGATTTCTGCCCCCTCCGGCCACAGAGTGTTATGGATATGAGAGAGGCGCAGAACGCGGTATCTTGGTTTCTCACCTGACATCAATATCACCTTAACCAGTTACTTTTGAGCGGATCGGATACGGCGTATTGGCATCAACATCAAGATTGATACCCGCAGTGAATTTGCCAGCCGTTAGTGGGCCAGTTGCGACGGAGTAGTTAACACGCAGATATCGCTGAACACCGGCTGGCACCTTTGCAGAAACAACTCGCTTACCTGCTGTCAGGGTGGCCTTTGCCAGTGCGCCACTATCATAAATAGTGGACCATGAGCTGTTATTCTCACTCGTCTGCAACTGGATGTTTACAGTTGCCTCACCACTTGCCGTGGCGGCTTCGTTAATCAGCACCCAAAACTCAAGCGGATAACCCACGCCGATATCGCGACGGTTTCCATCAATTGGACCGAGATCGATTACGTCAGTAGAAGCCGCGGTATTCGTAACCGCCTGAGCTTCGGAGAACATCAACAGTTTGTCGGTGATCATCTTCTTTCTCCATTAGTGGGTCTGTTACGACCCACAGGTTAATAACAGGCGTTACACCACGCGGGCTTCTGTTTCCAGAAGCGCATCAGTTTCACGGATTGGTACACCACGGAATGAAGTCCACCACTCGCCTTCAGTCTCTTTTACGCTGATAGCCAGAGATGTTTTCTCCAGAGATTGCAGATCAAGAGCCTGGCCTACAGTGCGGTTCATGTAGAACACCGGGCGGCCCATGCCACGGTTTGGAATGCGATGCAGTGCCTTAACCATCAACTTGGCAATATTTGCGGCAGAGGATGGTTCTGAAAGATTGCTGACATCGATGTTTGCAATGCGAACAACATAACGCCAGTCACGCAGAGCAAGTCCGTTGTCCCATTTGTAATGGGTGCGATAACCTTCGTACTTGCCGCCATTAGCATCTTCCAGTGTCACCTGGCCTTTATCTTCCATCTGGATGCCAGCCTTCTTCCCTTTCGGGAAGATGCCATGCACGGTGTTTTCGCCCCACACCACTAACCAGATTGAGGTGTTATCTGTACCCGTGCCACCAGCATCAATGATGTTCTGAGCATTACCTGCAGACAGGCTGGAATAGCGGGAGGACAGTCCCATAAACTGCTGAGGGTTAACGCTGGAATCACCATAAAACAGCGTCTGCGCCATCTGCTGATTCATCGCTTCAATAAATGCGCGGTCTTCAGACAGGCGGAATTCAGCGGTATTGCCGTTCAGATCAGCCAGTGACTTATCGACTTCAGCATAGGTTTCCAGCATGCCAACGGAATCGGTTACCTGCACTGTGGTTGATTTGCTTGGCTGTACGCCATAGTTCAGCAAACGCCAGGTAGCTGAAGGTAAACCAGAACGAATGGTGGTTCGGTGTCCGGTAGGAAGGTTCCCTTCGACAAAGGGCATATCCTGAAGGATCGGGTTAGTTTGACCGAGAAGCTCGATAATCTTATCGACTTTCCCGTTTGGATCGACGCGCTTACCCCAGTCAGCCAGCGTTAGCGCAGTTAAGCCTTTAACAGCCATTGTCATTTCCTCTCTTATTTGCCATAGAGCACTTCGGCCGCACTACGCTGGCCTTCATTACCACCGGTGACCATGCCATCTTCAGACATCGCCTTTCCGATTTTCACGAACGTTTTGACCAGATCAGGGTGATTACCCAGCCCGGTGGTGTTCAGATATTCTTTGAGCTCGGGTGTCCCGAACTGGTCAAGCGCACGCTGTGCGGCGCTAAGGTTAGAAATCAACTTGTCGCCACCAATTTCTTTGTCAGCTTTTACATCAGCAGCCCACTGCTCGGTTGTTTTCTGCCAGGCTTCTGCCTGGCGCTGCTGCACACCTGCCAGAATCTTCGGATAAGCATCAACCAGCTTTTGCGCTTGCTCGTTGGTCAGGTTTAGTTCTCGCGCCACCGGCTCGAATTCCTTCAACGCTTCTGTATCCAGCTCTACGCCTTCGGCAGCCTGAAACTCGTACTTCTCAGGCGCACCCTCTGGTTTATCGCCGCCCTTTTTTTCATCCTGCTTATCGTTTTCAGGCTTTTTGTCATCAGCAGGTTTATCGCCATCAGAAACAGGTTGTGGCTTATCACCTTCCTGTTGTGATGGATCACCAACTGGAGCAGGGTTATCACCTGCAGGCGCTGACGGTTCTGACGCAGCCGGAGCTGCTCCACCATCGACTGGTTGCTCATTGCAAAGACGGCGATACAGCAAACGCTCAAATAAATTCATGATCACTCCTGTTCACTGGCCTCTTTGGCCATCTTCAAATACTGTTCAGGGCAATGCGCCATAACGCGCTGAAACAGTTCCAGCGCCAGATTGCGTTGCCCCTCATTAAATGCCATTGCCATAGCATCCATCGGAGAGATAGCGGAAAACACCCGGCCTTTCTCCAGCACCGACCAGACAACGCGACGCCCCTGTTCACTGCTCATGACAAAGCGAATGTCATCAATTTCACGCTGTGCCATGTCACGTTGCTTACGGGCGTTTTCTTCTTTCAGTTGATCGTCTTCGTAATCTGTCATTGTGATTGCCCACCCTGACCACTAACTGCATTCGCCATAGCTGACAAAACACTCGGATCCGAAGTTTTAGCTTCGCTTAGCGTCTTGGCACCCTGTGCCGCCGCCATCCCCATCGCCATCATTTGTTGCTGCTGTTGTTGCTGTGCCCGTTGCTGGCGAGCCTGCTCAACCTGTTCCTGCGGAACAATGACGGTTGGAGACACTCCGGACATATCAGCGAATGCATCGATCGCCTGATCAACGTTGAGTTTGTCGAGAGCTTCTGGTTTCGCTTGCGCAAGTTGACCAATGAAGTTAACCGTGGACGCCAGACTGGACAGGCCGATAGACTTCTGCGCCTGAGCCATGACGGAAATGTATTCGACCTTCAGGGGCATACCTTCCATCACGTCTGGCGGTGGCGGCAGCATGTTTTTACGCACCATCATCGAGAAAGAGCGGTCAATGAGAGGATTAAGACATTCGTCGTTCAGGCGCTCCAGAACCGGCCCCAACATCAGAAGTTTTTCTTCTTTCATTTCGATCACCGCTTCCACAGGCATCGAGCGGGTATTGATGTTCTGCAACATCATGAACAGATCGACAAAGTAGGCGCTGTTAATGATTTGACGAGTGTCCTGAATGTCTGCCACCAAATCTGCTGTACTGGGGTTAACCAGATAAGCAGGCCTGAAACCATCCTGACCAGTAATCTGATCGATATACGTGATGTCGCCAGGAAGAAGGGAGGCGCGCTGATTCTTGAGGGAAGTCGGAGCAACCATCGGCGGATTGGTGGCTTTATCAATCAACTGCGACTTGCGCTTCTGGAGAAGCTGCAATGCCTTAACAGGTCCAAGCGCCAGCATACCCGGGCATGATGATCCATAAACATCTTCGCCGTTAACTTCCCAGCGCGGAGCCATAATTGGAAACTCATCGAATCCGGACTCACGCAACAACTTGTCGTTATCGCCACCAACCTCGTAATAAACCGATTTGAATGGCTTGTTCTTGCTATCCAGCTTCGATGTATCGCGGTCAATGTTCGGGTAAACCGAATGCATCACTTCAATCCACTTCTCGTAGGTGCCGCTTTCCCACATGCTTTTTACGGATTCGCTGACGTTATTTAGCCCGAACTCCTGAACAAGCTGACGAACAGTCATAGAGAACTTGCGAAAACAGGTGTCCACACTGCCACGAGGTGAGTTAGCCAGGTAGTAACTGCCTATCGGGAATGGCATTGTGCGAATGATGTCCTCGTCATCCTCCAGCACCGCCATTGCACCAGTGCTGTATGTGCCGAGGCTTCCGTATAACTGCGGAAGAGACTGGTAGAGATTCGACTTATTGAACATATCGTTCATGCGGTTCTGCACCGCCTCGAGCCACAACTTAACAGGACCATAATCCATCATTTCAGGATCTGGCGTAGCCAGGCGAAACCACGGACGCGCAGGGCTTGTGATGCCTGACATCATGCCGCTGGCGAGAGTGCGCGCCGCCATAGTCCCGGTCGAATCAATAATGCGTGTATTGCGTCGATCGTTACGGTTGACTTCAGAAGTCAGAAAGCGGGAACCACGCGGGTTGATGTAATCACTCAACTCGCGCCAGTGCGGCTCGAACGACTGACGCTCGCTTTCAAGTTGTGCGAACTGTTTGTTCAATCGCTCTTTAGTTGTTTCCGCCATTTCAATGACTCCGGTTACTGACCAAGCAGCGTTTTACCGCTGGTATTAGCGGTTGATGTGTCGCCCTGAGAACCGGTAAGCAGCGTAGAACTACGACCAGCAGCAGCGCGACGGCGACGTGTTTCTTCGTCGCGGGCATCAACAACGGCGGCATCCTGCTCCTGTGGTGCTGCCTGAACTTCTGGTGTTGCAGGCACTGATGGTGAGCTACCCATGCACATATCAATGACTCCGTACGCAATTAAATTATTACCAATTTAACCACATATGATTTATTTATCGTAGAAGGTTGACATTTAACGCGTTAATTATTACCTTTCAGGTAACCAAAGGGCTCATTCTGGTTACTAACCTGACTGGCTTGTCGTTAAATTAAACAGGTGGAGTGAGCTTTTATTTTGAGCAGTACGGCGTATGGCACATGCGCCGATAGCGGTCTGGATACGTTTAAGGGGCACCCTCCCTGGCTGTGGCAAACGAACCAGGTAGCCGGAATGTGCAAGTCGAGCGGTTTTATTCCGCGCACGGGGATTCACCATCCCGGCGATTCGGTGTGACGCCTCGGAAGAGACGAGGGTACAACGATGAGAGCATTTATGGAGCCGCGACAAAGTGTGGCGCCTTAACAGGCTAAGTGCTCTCAGCGTTGTGGCATTAGCTCAGTTGGACAGAGCAACCGCCTTCTAAGCGGTTGGTCGCAGGTTCGAATCCTGCATGCCACGCCAGAATCACGCCTAAGGACCGTGATGCCAGAAGTTCCAGGTGCTTGGCGGTGATGGTTTCCCTTGAAGGACTATCACCGCCCTTTTTACAGCAGGACGCCATTGCGATGACTTCATGCTGTAAACCAGTACAGCCACGGAAGGCATAACTCATTGCTTCCAGTTCGCCCGGTTCGCCGGGCATTTTTTAAGGTGAGATCATGAAGACAATTGATATGTTGGCTAAGTATCTAAATGAATGGCCATTAAAATATTCTCGTATCGTTCAGGCTGAAGACTGCATTTTTTATGGCGTTTTTGCTGGTAATGAAATGCATTACGAAGTAATTCAGAGTGAGGGACTGGCCGGGTTAACTCTTAGCGAAGACCATGGTACTAGCGTTACGTACCATGACTGGATTTCAGCGCAGAAAACTGAAATGGAAAAAGGCAATGTGTTTGATATTTCTCGCGCTGTATACGCCAAAGAAAAAAGTGATGATGATTACATGCGCGAAAACTTATACAACATGAAGTTACAATGCCTGGCTGAAGTGCTTAGTAAAAGATCTTTACTTGATGTGGTTGGTGCTGAGCAGGACGCCAAGGCAATCAACGCCGCATTCGATAAAATAACCTTCTAACGCCGTGACATGTCACAATCAGCCCGCCGATTCGCGGGCTTTTTTATGCAAAAGGATCATAGTCTGTGATGGCTTTGCCTTGCTGGTTCTGCTGCCCGGGAATTCGCAGACGCTTCGACACAGGGAACGCAAACGTCAGCAGTAGCGCATCGCCTTTACCAGGAGAACGCCCAAGTCGCTCTTTGATATCTTCCTTCGGTTCGATAACGATTTTACCGTCCACGCGAACTTTGTACTCTGCCGTCGACAGGTCGTCCGCTGTTTCCTGGTCATCCAGCATGCCGCCGAGCCTCAGCCATGTCTTGCATGAGTTGAACATCTCCCCACGCTTGTTGAGCATCTGCGGGTCAGTAGACGCGCCACCGAACGGAACAAGTTGCCATGTACGACCCCAGCCGTCACCGATTGACTTCAAACCGGTTCCGTAACCGAAGTCGATGAACACCGCGTCAGCCTGATACTGGTCTTCAAAGTCAGCGATACGCTTCGCCATAATCAGATCGTCGGTAGTCTTGTTGCCAGTCCACAGCACCTTACTGTGTAGCCCCTGCCGCAGGTATATCACCGCGTCATCAACGCCGGAGTATGCCGGGTCAACGCCGATTATCACCGGAGCATGTGCCACCTGCGCAGCGGTTACCACCCGTTTCATTGCCTCGTCAGTAAGACCGGTAGGGATAAACTGCAATTCAGATGCATCAGGGAATATGCCGCGCACACGGATTTTAACGAAGTCGCTGTCTTCCCCGTAGTCATCAACCCATTTCTGCAACTGCTGTTTGTTAGTGCCTTCCACCGTTCGGCTGTCAATCTGCGCAGTTTTCCAGCGGTGTTTATATTTGCGGAAACATTCGCGGAAACGTCCGGTATTACGCGTCGGGTTTCCGAACGCCACCCAGATAATCTCAGTGTCTTCGTCCGTTAGTGCACCCTCGGCAACTTCCCACACCAGATCCGCAATGTTCGACGCTTCATCGAATACCACGATGATGCGTTTGCGCTCGTTGTGTAGTCCGGCGAATGCCTCAGTGTTGTGCTCAGACCAGGGGATTGCGTCAGCTCGCCACCGCTTGTCGTGTCCAGGATCATTGCTGTACATCGCGGTAGCGGTACAGGTAAACCAGTCTTTCGTGATAGCAAGGTTCGACCACTTGATAATTTCCGGCCAGGTCTTCGTTCGTAGCTGGTTGTCGGTGTTGGCGGTCACCACAACCTTACAATCCTCGCAAGTGGACATGCCCCAGTTGATCAGCATTGAGATGAATGCGGATTTACCAATACCGTGACCAGAAGCGCGTGCCAGCATAAGCGGCTGATAACGCGTCTCTGGATTCTGCAGGTGATCACGTATCTCTCGGAACGCATCGGCCTGCCACTGACGTGGACCGGTAGCATGTGCCAGTTCAGTCCCCTCTTCCCCCCAAGGGAACGCATAGAGGGCATAGCCAAGCGGATCGTGAGTGAACCCTGCAATATCTTCGATTAACTGCTCTTCAGGAGATAACGCTGCATCTGTCACTGATTGCCATCCTGACGTTCTTTCAGTCTCTTCCTGGCTGCCGCTATGCGATCAGCAATTGTCACATTCACATTAACATCCAGGCGTTCTTTGAATGCATTGACATCGACGTGCTTACCAATCAGTTCGAGGTTCTTCACCTTGTCAGGCCATTTAATTTTTTTGAGGATTGTCTCTATCGAATCCTCGTCCATGTTCATGATGGTCGATGACAGATCAAAGCCGCTAAGCGTAGTGCGCCAGATTTTCGGCCACTCGCGGATTGGCTTAAGGCTCCCATCGTCGTTGAGGATATCAATCACGTCCATCTGGTCGATCTCCACCAGGCGCATGAGAACGTAATCAGCACTGACGCGCATTCGTTTGTTGCGCTCCTCCATCAACTCGGCAATCCGTTTCTGAATGCGTTCATCGCGCATCATGACACTGGCTTTAACTGCCGCTGTATTTGGGGAGAATCCTGCATTAATCGCAGCCTGAGTCTGATTTTCAGGCGTTTTGATGTATGACTGGCAATAAGCCTCCTGCATTGCTGTTAGTGGCTTAAATTGCGTTGATTTGCGTTTATAGGTTTTAGGTTCAGCAGGCATCATAACCACCATGGTAATAGTTACCGTTGTGGTAATAGTACCATGCAAAATAAAGCCGCCATAGTTGGCGGCAGTATTCAAAGTCCATCAAATTCATCGTAAAAACTCTCGTCAAGATACCCTTCCCATTTACCGCGAATGAAAATTACATCCTCGCCGCAAGGGTGCTGACTGTCGATAACTATATCCCTCCTGGCGCAACCATACTTATGCATGAGAAATTTAACCTCTTTCGGAAAATTTGCTGAGTTATCTCTCATATCTTCAAGGTCGTAGCGTATTTTTGGCATAACACCTTCGTGACATGTCACACTATTAATTTCGTTTCATGCCAGCCTTTAGTCACCCAGCATTGCGAGTCACCATTACACGGGCATGAATTAACGGGAACTCTCTCGCCGCACTTACCGCAAAGTTTTCTGCTGATCGATTTTATACGCCCGCGCACACGTGCATCATCCTGGCGGATCAGCAGCGCGATGTACTCGGCCATTTCATAGGGATCGTGACCAGGGCGCCGGGCGGCGCAGTTCCGCGCCAGCATTTCCTGCTCCTGCTTATCCAGCACCAGTTCAATTTTGCGCTCACCGGCGGCGGACTGCCGAGCGCGCTGCGCGGCTTTGCGCTCTGCTGCTGATTTAGCCATCAATATTCACCTTTATAGCGAACACCTTTACCGGTTTATCGCCGAAGTGCGGATGTGTGATTGTCTTGATTTCATATCCGTCATACGGGACGTCAATTCTGCGGCTGGAATCGTCGCGCTTCGGATATCCCTTTGTGATAATCAGGCGGTCATACTCGCGGAACATAATTCGCTTATTCCAGTAGTCATTGCACAGGCGATACTCTTCCGTTTTCTCTCCGCGAATCATGGCATCGAAGTATTCACCTTTAACGGCAAGTTGCAGGTTAGCCACGACCTTCCTCCTTTGGCTTGTGAATTTGTATCGTCATGCCGCTTTGAGTGGTGACTACAACGACAGAACCAGGCTGAAGACTGTTAAGATTGAATGCTTCGTAAAACGAAGCCAAGGCCAGCGCTTTTTTATTCTTTCGGTTCCACCAACGCCATCCATTGCTACAGGCTACACTGACAATCCACTGTCCACTCCTGTAAGCCATATAAAACCAGATGAGCAAAACCTGAATGAATGCTATCCAGTCAATAATCGTATATTTCGCGAAGGAGACCATCAATTAACCTCCTGCGGCGGTTCCGGTAGAGGCATCCAGTACAAGGCGTTCCCTAACCACGATAAAGTGCCGTCGCTCAACTCCACGTATTCCCCTTGTACCTGTCCTGCCATATACTCGCCGTGCTTTGAATAAATTAAAATCCAATCATCTTGAGCGGGCATTCGCTCACTACAGCTTATCCAACCATCCGGAGTTACCGGATAGTTGCCAGCCTGAACAGTAGGCATATCAGGACCTTTGCGAATCGCCCTGGCAAGATCGATTGGGTCGTCGTACAACCAGTCACCTGTTTGCGGATGATTGGCTTCTGCCAATTGTGCAGCCCACTCCAGGCCGTCTTTGTGTCCTTGCAGATAGTCCAGCGGTAACTCATCACTATTACTTACAGGTTCGGCTTCCAGTTCTGCAATGCGCTTCTCTGCAGCTTCCAGCTCAACACGCAGCTTCTCAAGCGTTAGAGCCATCTCCATGTTCTCTTCCAGCAGTTCAATCACATCAGGATCGCTATCATCAACTACTGTTATGCGCGATTTTTTGTAATGCTCGTCAGCATAAGTTCGTCCAGTTTTGAAGCATCCGTCGTCCTCCATGCCGGAACAGGCATAAACAACATGTGATCCAGATATGCGCTGCATTGACATTTCCTCGCCACAAACAGAGCATTTAGGCGCTGGTTTCGGTGAAAAACGTTCACGTAACGTCTGATAGTAAAGCTCGCTCACTGGCTGCCTCCTTTGCGAATCTGTTCCGCCCATTCTTCAAGGGATTTCTCCGCATATTCACCGGACAGGCCATCAATCGGGTGCGGTTCATTAGCCAACTCTTCTTTCGCTGACAGAATCATGCGTGTAACGTCGAAAACTTCACGTAAAGACTTATTGATAAATCCGTGGTTGAAAGCAGCAGCAAGACGGCTTGCGGTATAGTTAATCCCCTCGTTGCGAGCCTCCGCACGAATTTCAGCCAGAAAAGCATCGGTGGCTGGAGTTTCGCTGTGGTGCAGGGCATCGTTGATAATCATTGCAGCAACTCCGGCCTGCCCTGCATCCGTGACCGACACATGCTCAAGAGTTACAGCCATTGCATGTTTCAGCCCCGCATTCTCCACAGCCAGCGCATTAGCACGCACCAGTTGCACTTCCAGTTGCGTTGCCAAATCGCTGATCAGCTTTGCCACACTGCGCATATCAACGGCACCACATTCTGCTTTCAGTTCCGAAGCCATCTCATGCCCGGCGGCAACTAACCCTTTGATATTACTTTCCATCTTTACCCTCGCTTATCCACATAACTTATTGATTACATTGATAACTAAAAAGATCGTCGATTCAGAACTCTTCGATGTTCCAGCCACCACCTGCTTTCTTTGGTTTAACCGTTACCCCGATGATTCGGAACGGATACTGATCTGCGGCGACTTTGGTTTTCACCCTGGCGTCGTCGGTCCAGAATCCCCCTTTCACTTCGTGCAGCTCCATCTCGCCGGTGGCGAGCATCACAGCAAAATCGGGCGTATAGAACGTGTTGTCAGCTAACCGCAGCTTGATACCCTCAAATCGATACCAGACGATTTCTCCTGCACGTTTACGCATCTCAAGGTGCTGGCAATACGCAGATTCTGTTTTGTTCATCTGGCCTGTTTTGAGTCGACCAAGAGCCTGTATCTGTTTTCTCATGATTTACCTCTGAGGTAATTAAAAACCACATAAGACACGAAATCAATAGAGTTTAGAATATTTTGTTACCCAACAGGTAACTATCAAGACATAAAAAAATGCGCTATCGCGCTGGTATTACTTGATAAATCCTGCCGCCTTTCCCCGCCTGTATTCCTCCATCAGCCACTGCGCCGGTGTTATTCCCCCCAGGGTGGCGGCGTTAGGCATGCACCCGAAACTTCGCCCTAGCGGGTGGTAAACGTCTCTCCCTGTGTCCGGAGGCGTACTCATGGGTTCTGGCTTTGCCTGTATGCTGATCACCGGATCGGGTATCTGCTGTCCGGAAGCCACCTTTTTCGCCCAATCATCGAGCAGCCTGCGCGCGTGTTTCTCAACCTCAATCTCGCTAAGCTGGCGCTGATACATTGCACGGCGGGTATCACATACGACCCAGTACATAACCGGATGCCGCCACGGGAATCTTTCGGGACCACCAGGATATAAACTTTTTTCCTTGCTGTACCGGTGAAACTCCGCCATCACATCGTCAATGGTGACGCCAAGAACCATCTTGCTGTCTTTACACCACTTGATGAATTGCCCTGGCGACGGCCAGAACGGAGACTCACTGGCGCGGGCGTGGCGCATACCAGCGTTAACCTGTTCCATTGTAGTGATCCCATTCTCCAGAAACGCAAGCATCCATTGCTTACGGAATTCATTAAGTTTGTTCTGCTCCCTTATGGTCGAAACGCTTGCAGGAAATGCAGCCTGTAACTGGACAAATAGTTCATTGAAAATTCTAGCGACCTGCTCCTTTTTGCCATTGCTGTCACGCCGCTCTTCATGCACAGCAACACCATACTCACGTAAGCGATCGTACTCATTGAGAAGTTCTGGAGTTGATTTCATCCCACACCCCTTCTATCCAGTCAGTGTTATTCCAGTCAAGCTCATCGCTTTTCCCGACGTTTTTTGATTTTCCCCTGATATGATTTACGTGCCTGGCGAATTTTTGTTCCCACTGAACCTGCGTGAACACTTTGCCCTCAGCCATCCAGTAATCCCGGAATGCAGCAAGTTCAGCAGGTGTAAATTCCGGTTCCGGCAGGGCCGTTCCCCACAGCGCAGCACGCCGTCGAAAATCCGGCGACGGATGCCAGCCATCGGTCATCGGAAATTTCCCAATAGGTTCACTCAGGCCATCCAGAAATGCAGGTTCTGCCACCTGCAACGGCGTACCGTTCGCTTCACTGGTCGGAGCACCCTCGCGCACGTGCGCTATGTGTGGGGTTTTATATATATCTTCCTCTTCCTCTTCCTCTGGTAACTCCTTTTGTAACGCTGTTGGCGTTACTTTTTGCGTTACTCGTTTTCGATGCTCTGCCACTCTTCTATTCGTAAGTGCACGTTTTTTCGATGATTCTCCATTATGTCGCTCAAAGTTTGGAAGAATTAGTTTGCCGTCATGATAAGCAAGCCATCCGACGCTAATGAGGGCGTCAGCAAATCCTGTAATAAAAGCGAGTCTATCAAGTACTCCTTTTGTAACGCTGCCAGCGTTACCGTCTATTGTTTGCTGGTCAGCCCATGCCCATATACGAACCAGCTTTCCAAGAACAGCATCTGGATCAATACCCAGAATTTCTGCTATCTGAAAAATTTCAGGTTTATCAGGAGTGATAACTTCAACCTTAATCCAGCTGCTTGCCATAGGTTTCCCCTCTTGCACTCTTTAGTGCACAAGCAAATTCATTACGATGGCGGTTGGCGCTATTCATTGCACATTCAACACATGTTCCGTTCAGAACATACCTTTCAGAGAGATGGCCGTGACGGCACCGCTTTCCTGTGAAATAGCGATTTAACCCGGCTTTTGCGGCCTCCATTCTGGTTACTATCTTCAATTTTTCCGCCCCTTTTTGTTATTGATATTGGCTATTTTGCACAATTGGAAAATTTGATCAACCAGATTTGGTTTTTTATTACCTTTGAGGTACGAATAGATATGAAAAGACCGCCGGGTGGCGGTCTACAGAGGGTTGTAGCTGGATATCATGAGTAGAAGAAGTATGCCAGTTCTGCTTTTGAGCGCAGCCATTGTCTTGTTTTACAGGCTTTAAAAAGCCCATTCATCAATACCTTACCTGGCATTTTGCGCTTGCCTGTTAAGTGAGTCTGGATATAGTGACTCGTCGTTCCGGCTTCCTGTGCGAAGGCTTCACGCTCATCCGGAGTAAGTGCAAGCCAGTGCTTTTTGAAATCGAAATGTCCGTTATCGCTCATAGCTATTGCCTGATATTTATTTCAGATAATAAATATTCACCCATAAGGTAACAAAAATCAAGGATGGTTACCTATGAGGTGCATTTACCTGTTGGGTAATATTGCTTTAAATTGAATCATCTACTGATTCATATATGAGGCGATTTTCCAGAAAATGAAAAGTATCCAGGACGTCCGCAGGCAAAATCTCAACGACTTGATCGACCGTGAATTCAATGGTGTTCAGACGCGGATGGCAGAAAAACTTGGAACTCAGGCAAATCTGGTAAACCGCTGGGCTCTTGGCAAGAAGGTTATCGGCGACCAGGTTGCGCGAAAAATTGAAGCTGCCGCCAATAAACCCCGTAACTGGCTTGATATCGATCGCTCGCTTTCTCAGGAAGGTTTTCAGCCTGTCGGCCCAAGCGACATTGGTCAGCTGGCGGCTCACAACCTGGAACGCTGGATGAGCGAAAGCCGCGACCTTTCAACACAGGGAAAACTTCACCGCGCATCCGGCGTCGCCCAGGTGACAATCAGCCGCCTGTTAAACAATGAGGTCAGCGTTTCCATTTCCACCCTGGAGAATGTTGCATCCGCATTCGGGCGTCACGGATATGAACTACTGATTCACCCGCACGACCCTGCGACTATCAACTATGACCGCTCACGCTACGCATTGTTACCCGAAACCGAGAAAGCAAAGATCGAAAGTTACATTGAATTTGTCATCAACCAGAACGAAAAAAGCAAACAATAAAACTATATTTTTCAGTAAGTAAGCCGCCTCATGGCGGCTTTTTTATTGCCATCAAGATTACCTTATGGGTAATTTTTTTAACTCATATCTATTGACATCAAACCAAATACGCATAATCATTACCTCAACGGTAACAAGCCGAGGTAACAAGTTATGCAGTGGAAAATCATCAACGGTTGGTACTGCGTTACTGCATGCGGATTCATGAGCTGGAAGTTCCGCACCTTACAGGAAGGCATCAAGTGGGCTTTCGTCAGCAAAGAAGCTCGCGATGTGGCAAACGATAACGAGATATGGGAGGGCTGATAATGAACGTTAATCAGCAGAAAAATCTTCAAAAAATCATGCTGGCATTCGACAAGGACTACCGCCTGTCAGAACAGCTATATGACCGACAAGTTGAACTGATTGAGAGCATCCGACTTCATCAACTGTCCTCAACTTTCGACGTTGTAACAGGCAAAGGCGTTCGTCAGGAAGTGCTGGAGGCTGCTAAAGACAGCCCTGAGTTCGAAGAACTGATGGATGCCTACCGGCGCGAGGCAATGGCAATTATCGCCCGCTGGGATCTGGCGGATCAGCTTGATGGACAGAGGGACGCGGCATGAATCCGGGAATTTATTTCGATATCAGCAACGAAGACTACCACGCCGGTGACGGCGTGAGTAAGTCGCAACTGGACATGGTTGCCAAGAATCCGGCGCTTCTTAAATGGGTTCAGGCAGCACCAGAAGACGAAGAGAAAAAGTCTGCACTGGATATGGGAACCGCATTGCACTGTCTGCTTCTGGAGCCTGGAGAGTTCGACAAACGCTTCATTGTTTCACCGAAATTCGATCGTCGGACGAAACAAGGTAAAGCTGACGAAGAGGCATTTCTTCGTGATGTGGCGGATATGGGGATTACGGTACTTGATGCCGAGCAGTGGCGGAAACTGGAGCTGATGCGTGATAGCGCAATGGCTCACCCGGCGGCACGCTGGATGTTGGAAGCACCTGGTTACTGCGAAGCGTCAATGTACTGGAACGATGAAGAAACGGGTGAGTTGTGCCGAATTCGTCCAGACAAATGGCTGAACGAGCACAACGTGATCATCGACGTGAAAAAGGTTGCAGATATGGACCGTTTTGCACGTCACATCGAGGAATTCCGCTACCACGTGCAGGACGCAATGTACCGCGAAGGCGCAATGAGGGTTACTGGTCAGCCGCATGGTTTTTTCTTTCTTGCCGTGAGCGAAAGCATTGATTGTGGTCGGTATCCGGTACGCGTGTTCGAGCTGGATGCGCCGGATGTCGATGCCGGGCACGCTCTGTTCCGCCGGGATCTGAATACCTATCACGAATGCCGCATCAACGATGAGTGGGGCGGAGTGGAAATTATTAAACGCCCTGACTGGGCACGTAAACAGGATATGTACGTATGAGCAATGATATCGCAATCACATCACAACCAGGCGCAACTGTAGGCACTGCTGCGGCAATCTTCAGCCCCGAGGGAATGAATCAACTGGTGCGTTTCGCTGAGTTGATGTCACAAAGCAAAGCGACTGTACCGAAACATCTTGAAGGCAAACCTGCCGATTGCCTGGCGGTGACCATGCAGGCGGCACAGTGGGGAATGAACCCTTTCGCCGTGGCGCAGAAAACGCATGTGGTAAACGGAACGTTAGGCTACGAAGCACAGTTGGTAAACGCGGTCGTATCCTCGTCAAGCCTGCTGGCGACACGCCTGAATTATCGCTGGAGCGGTGACTGGTCGAATGTTAACGGCAAAACAGATAAATCACCGAATCTGACGGTAACTGTGTCAGCAGTTCTTAAAGGAGAAGCAGAACCACGTGAGCTTACCATCAGTATGGCGCAAGCCGGAGTGCGTAACTCTCCATTGTGGGAACAGGATCCTCGCCAGCAGCTTGCCTATCTTTGCACGAAACGATGGGCTCGCCTGCACGCTCCTGATGTACTTCTCGGTGTTTACACCCCTGACGAATTACAGGAAACGGCACCGCGCGTTGAACGAGACATTACTCCGCAAACAACTACTGCTGCGGGAATGAACAGTCTGATCAACGCTAAACCAGTGAAAAAGCCTGATGAGCAAACGCGTAAAGCGGATAGCCGTGATCCAGAAGAAATGCTGATGGCCTTTACCAGCGCAGCGATGAATTACAGCACTGTCTCCGAACTGGATAAGGCTTACAAATACATTGCACAAAAACTTTCAGATGATGACGAACTGCTGGCAAAAGCAACCGACGTTTACAGCGTTCGTCGGGAAGAATTAAACGAAACATCTATGTAACCACCACCGCGGCGCCACACGCGCCGCACTGCAACCAAGAGAGGTATTTATGAAAGGTGCATTAGGTAAGAAGGAACTCCTGGCGGTGGTGCCACTGTCATGGAGCACTATCGACCGTATGGAGCGCGCAGGGGAATTTCCTAAACGCTGGTATATCACTGACAAACGCTGCGCATGGAACCGTGACGAAGTTGAGCGTTGGCTTGATGAACGTCAGGCAGCAAGTCCGGCAGAGTTCCAGGGTAAAAAACCTCCTGTTCAGCAACGTGTATATCGTCCCGTGAGCAACGCTGCATGAGTGCGCTGCTAAGGCACTGGAGCAAATGGTCAGGATGGTACTTATTCCTGGCCTCTGTTTCAGCATGGCTTTATCTGCTGGCATTAATTTTCAGAGAGGGTTGGATTAAGTGAGAAAGTTAAGCCGACTTGAAAAATATCACATGAATAAGGTTTCAATGCGTAGTCCGTCAAAGATTGTCGCCGTTACTCCTGCGGCGATAGAGATCGAAAAACGCGCGATTGAAAGAGAAAAAAAAGGGCAGTTCCGCATTGCCGCTCACCTTTGGCTTCAGTGTATGGATGTTGCTTCTGGTGATGTTGAGCGAGCAAGGATTGCGGTTCGCAGGGACCAATGTATCACAAAAGGTAACGGCCTTCGCCGTGGCGACTATAGCGGCATAGGATGTTGTGGGGTGGTTTATGACTAAGAAATACACACTAATCTATGCAGATCCACCCTGGGTATACCGGGACAAAGCCGCAGATGGTAATCGCGGTGCCGGTTTTAAATATCCGGTTATGAGTGTGCTTGATATCTGCCGCCTTCCTGTGTGGGATTTGGCCGATGAAAACTGTCTGTTGGCCATGTGGTGGGTGCCAACACAACCACTCGAAGCACTAAAAGTTGTTGAAGCCTGGGGATTCCGTCTGATGACCATGAAGGGCTTCACGTGGATAAAATGTGGTAGTCGACAACAAGATAAACTGGTTATGGGTATGGGTCACATGACTCGCGCCAATAGTGAAGATTGCCTGTTTGCAGTAAAGGGAAAACTACCTCCGCGCATTAATGCAGGGATCGTTCAGTCATTTACCGCACCGCGGCTTGAGCATTCAAGAAAACCAGATGTCGTTCGTGAAAAACTTGTGCAATTGTTAGGCGATGTTTCTCGCATTGAACTGTTCGCCCGCCAGTCGTCTCATGGCTTCGATGTTTGGGGTAATCAGTGCGAAGACCCGGCAGTGCAACTACACCCTGGATACGCGTTGGCTATTGGCGGATTAACAAATGCATTCAGCAATGCTCCGCTGTCACCAACAGACAACCAGGGGCGGGAGCGTTCAGCATGAACCTATATCAACGCATCAATGGCGCTGACTGGTGCAATATCTTCGTCGTCGGCGATCTGCATGGGTGCTACACGCTGCTGATGAACGAACTCGACAAAGTTTCATTCGACCCGGCGCGCGATTTGCTTATTTCCGTTGGTGACCTTGTTGACCGCGGCGCTGAAAACGTCGAATGCCTGGATTTGATTACTATGCCGTGGTTCCGAGCTGTTCGTGGCAACCATGAGCAGATGATGCTGGATGCACTGGTCAACGGCGGAAGTTTCGGACATTGGATGTCAAACGGCGGTGGATGGTGGCGCCAACTTGATTCTGAGCAGGATGTGCAACTCAAATACCTTCTGCCAAAGGTTACCAACCTCCCGATGATTATCGAACTGGTTACCGGCAATAAGAAGGTCGTCATCTGCCACGCAGACTACCCCCACAACGAATACGCATTCGATAAGCCAGTACCGGAAGAAATGGTGATATGGAATCGTGAGCGGGTTAGCGACGCGCAGGACGGTATTGTCTCGGAGATAACCGGTGCCGATTTGTTCATCTTCGGTCATACGCCAGCACATCACCCACTAGTGTATGCAAACCAGATGTACATCGACACCGGCGCAGTGTTCTGCGGAAATCTGACGCTTACCAAAGTCCAGGAAGGATAGAATTATTTATTACTGTCTTCCATCCACTTCTCAAACTTCGACGGGGAGAACGGAATCAGATCCGTATGCTCCCCGTTAATCCAGGAATCAATCATATCGGCCCACTGCTGCAACATGTAGGCGCGCTGTCTGGCGTATTCCGCTTTGTTATATACGGCGCGCACACCTTTCTGCTCATGTGCCAGAGCCTTTTCAATCCAGTCTGAAGGATAACCAGCCTCATGCAACAACGTACTGGCTGTACGGCGCATATCATGTACAGTGAAGTCCTGAATATACTCACCATCTTCATTTATTATTTTCACCGTTCTGTCGATCAGAGAGTTCAGTGCGGCATTAGATAATGGCTTCCGGAAATTGTAACGACCAGGAACCAGATATTCACTTCCACCAGCGCACATCTGCAACCCAACCAATATATCCTGTGCCTGTTTTGGCAGGTAAATAACGTGCGCCCGGCTTCCCTTCATGCGGTCTGAAGGAATTGTCCATGTCCATTTTTTAAAATCTATTTCGTCCCACGTTGCATTGGTGAATTCGCCTTTACGAACCATAGTGATAAGCACCAGTTTTAAAGCCATTTTCATAGTGCCCATAGCACCAATGGCATCCAGCGTGCGGAAGAAAAGACCAATTTCTTCTGGTGTCAGCGTTCGCTCTCGTGGTTTAAATATGGCGATAGACGAAGGCTTAATATCAGCCGCAGGATTAAACAAACCATGACCGCGGTCATTGGCGTGACGGTATACGCTGCTGATGATCTCCCTGGCCTGCACTGCTGTTGCCCGGCCACCGCGTTCGACAATCCGGTCACACAAATCACGAACCATCGATGTGGTAATTTCAGCCATCATTTTGTTGCCAAGAACCGGAAGTATGTCACGGTCGATCACCGCCTGCTTCATTGCGCGGGTACTGTCAGCCAGGATGACGTGTTTCATATAACTGTCGGTATGTACCGCAAACGTCTCGGCACCACGAATCTTTTTGATACCGTCACGTTTAGCCGCAGCCGGCGACTGGCCTGCTTTAAGCAACTTCTTTGCAGCAATCAGTTCTTCCCGCGCTTCTGCCAGGCTGATACCGTCACGCCCATACTGCCCGATTACCAGTGTTTCGCGGCGACCGTTGATACGGTAGTCATAGCGAAACGAGACCGTACCTGACGTAAGCACAGCTACATACAGCCCGTCACGATCGGAGACCTTGTACAGTTTGTCCTGCGGCTTGAGGTTTTTTAATTTTGTATCGGTAAGCAC